TTTGAATGTGAGATTTTATAGTATTAACGGTAGCTCCTTTTGGAGGGTATTCTTTTACTATTAACTTACCTTTTAAATTATCTACATACGTTTGGACTTCTTTACGGTGTTTATTAACCTCATCAATAGAGTACCCTGTAAAGTAGCAGTCAAATCTTTTACCCACATAGTCCTCTCCGAGCTCGAGCGTATAGTAATTAACTTTATAACCAAGCTTAACAGCATGAGCAGCAATAGCAACCATAGTCCAGGACTTACCGCCACCAGGATTACCGAAAACAATAGCAAGGTCACCAGGACCGAACCCACCTTGAATACCATCATTAAAAATAGGCCAAGGAGAAGGAATAGTAGGACGGTAATCAGTTCTATACCTAGTTTCAACATCTTTATTATATTCATGTCCAATATTTTTATCCATACCGGCTTTCATAGCTTTTTCAACTTGGTCTCTAATACCATCGAAATCTCCTTCTTTAAGAAGGTCAGCTGAGTTCAGTATAGCGTTTTTCATTTCTTGATTTTTACAAAAGGTTTGAAACTCCTCCTGTACGTAATCTAAATCATCTTGAGAAGCCTCGTATGAGTTTCTAAGTTCTTCTTTTAATGCAACCTGAAGTACTTCATTCTCTAATTTTTGAAGTTCTACTTTAAGAACGTCCATTGTAATGTTAGTATGGTACTTATCAAAATATTCACAAATTTGTTTAATAATCCATTTATGTGAATCTGCATCAAAATAATGATCGTGTAAAACGTCTCTTACATTAAGTAAAAAAGTTTTATCTGTAAGTAACGATCCTAAGACTTTTAGTTGGAATCCTTTTCCGTATTGTTGTAAACTTTTTAATGTCATTTATAACCTATTATTATATCTTAATATAAGATTTATTACTTTAATAACCAAGAAGAACTCTGTATTTTATCTCCTAATCCATCAATAAGTTTGATTCCTAATTCATTACAGATTTTTGCTTCTGGTATAGATTCATTAGTTTGATCGCCACCATTAGCAAATGATAAATAATAGTCGTAAGAGAAAAAATTATTGATAGCACTTAGAGTTTTGCATTGAGTTGAATCTCTATCAATTGAGATAAATGCTTTATCCACTACTTTAATCGCTCTTACAATTTTTAAACGTTCTTTTTCATCCATAAACGCTTTGCTTCCTTTTAACTCACGTTGAAAATCACTATTAATTATTACCCATAACTCAGAACCATGCACTCTAGCATTTTCAAAAAGTTCTAAATGGCCTTTATGAAGTGGGTTAAAGTACCCACTAACTATTACTGCGTTCATAACTTTCTGCAATTAATTTTTTGTATAGTGTTGTGGACCAACCATGATCTCTCTTAATATAATGGACAGGGATTTCTAAGTCATCCCCAGTGAAAGGTTTTCCTATATAATCTTCTCCTATGAACCTAATATTAAATTCACCTAATTTAAGTAAATCATACAGCTGCTCTTCATATGTATACCTTATTACATCCTTTACGGGTCTAATTTGCATAAGCATCTCTTTACGCTCTTCTACTGTAAGTATAGGTTTTAGTTTATGAGGTCTTTCAATTGAAGGATCAGTGTGAAGTAATACAACTAATGTATCACAGTATAATCCCATTTCTCTGAACATCTTTACGTAACCAGGATGTATAACATCGAAGTTACCTGCTATTACTCCTTTAATCATATTTCCAAAAAACTTGTAAAATTACTATAACAAATGCTAATATTAGAATAGTACCGGTTTTAATATTTACACCTTCTCTCATAAAAGCATAGGTCAATATAGTAAAACTAAAAATACCGGTAGCAAAACCTGTTAGTCTTGAAGGCCATAACTGACCATTAAATGCTTGGACTACATAAGTAGTGCCGTAAATATATGCCATACCTACCGGTATACCAAATAAACCGGCAACTATAATAGGATTATCTTTAACCCATTGATTTAAAAACTGTCCGTTAGTTTGAAACCATGATAATGATTGAGCTATAAAAAATAAGCCAGCTCCAATAAGAAAATCTTTTAAATTCATAATACTGTAGTTAAACCTCTGAAGTTTTCTAACCATCCTTCGGTATTTTTAGTAATACCTTCAATCTTATCTTGATCTAAAAGATGCAAAAAAGCTCCTGTTTGTAAATCTGGTACTGGTTCCTTTAATATTGATTCTACATAGGACTTTTCTTTACTGTCTAAAGAAGTATTATGAAGATCCATCAGCTCAAAATTAGTTTCTACTTTAGACCAGTTATGAATAATCTTTGCAAAAATCTTTTTACCGTCTAGATTTTTTTCTGCAATTTTATAGACATAATCTAAATCAGTTTTCTCTGTAAGTAATTTAGGAAATTGAGATACTATAGTCTTAATTCCTAATCCCTTAACCCCTTGGAGATTATCTGAATTATCACCGAGAAGTGCTTTTACAATATTGTAATTTGTAGGAAGTACTTTTAATTCATTAAAAATATTATCTTTATTGAAAGTTTTTTTCTTCACTGGAGCGTATACTTCAATATTATTGTCAATTAATTGTAAAAAGTCTTTATCTGAAGATACTATAGTAACTTTCTTTCCGGCATTAGACGCTCGTTTTGCTAGATAAGCCATTATATCATCTGCTTCTAACTTTTCAGCCATCATTTGCTGTACTGGTAGGCAATCTAAGTAATCTTGGGTTCTATATAACTGACCTATAAGAGCTTCTGTTTCCTCTTCTTTAGTATCGTACAGACCCCAGTGAGTAATTCTACTAGTAGCACGTTGTGCTTTATAATTAGGATCAATATTTTTTCTATTAGCGGAACCTCCTTTACCGTCCCATACTATTATTACTCTAGTTGGATCAAATATACGAGTAACGTACCCTAAAGAACGAAGAAACCCTACCAGGCCACCAACGTGGGAGCCTGATGGGTTCATCGCTTTGAGCAATGAAAAGCTACGAATTAGCATATTCATAGCATCTATAATCATAATATGATCATTCAAAGCTCGAGGAGGGGTCTCCTTTAATTTACTTAATATGTCGTCGTACGCCATTATATTTTATCTTTTATATGACCTTGGTCAGTCCATCCAATGATACTATACCTAACTCCAGATAAGACTTTATTTACTTTGTGTTCTATGGCAGAATCAAAAATTATACCTTCACCGGTTTTAAGTCTAAAAGAGTGTTCAGTTTTATTCTGTCTTAACACTAACTCACCACCGGTATAATCTTGGGGGTTTACCCCAATACTTATGGTATGTTTTCTCCGCCCATTAGTATCATAATGATATGCAAAATGATCGCCTACTTCGTACTTTAAAAGAAGCAAAGTGCGTATAGGTAAAGATGTAATATCCTGAATGCTTTCCTGTATCTGTTTAAATAACTCAGGGTGTAGATTAAGGTTATACTGTTGACTACTTCTAGCAGATTTATTAACAATAACCTTACCCGAGGAACGGTTTAAAGTTTCACTTTGTCTCCAATTATGTTCTGATAGTAAAATATCAAATATAGTAGATGAATCTACCATTTGGAGCTTAGTGTACATTAATCCAATATATTAGGAGTAATAGGAGTTTCTTCAAGATCTCCTTCTTCTATAAGATCGAAATCTACTGAACCTACTAACTTTAACCAGTGGTCTTTATGAGCATCTTTATACTTATCAATTTCCCTTTTATCGTCAGCTATAAAACCATGAGGGGTCATTACAATTCTACCTCTTGACTGCACTCCACCGATATGGTTCTTTTCTACCTGAACGTTGGTACGCTTGGCAAACTCTACCTGCATACCTGCTTTGATAGCTTTTATCTTAGATGTACCTGGGTTCGTAATATTACCAAAAGTAATAACAAGAGTTGCATCATACCACATCGACATTCCGCCTTTATTCTGCAACTTAGGTTGACCCATCGGTGATTCTGGTTTCATAGTCCAAACCTTATTGATAGCTACCAAAGTATTAGTATAGGGAGAGTTCTCTTTACGTGATAATAAGATCTTCTGATTAAGATTATTACCAAACTGAGTAGACATAGCTCCTGCGTTCCATTCGTTATTATTCTTATTAGAACGCACCGAAAGATCACATGGTACTGAGCCTATACTATCCCAGAAGAAGCACATATCATAGGGTAGATTACCTTTTGCCTGCTCATCCATAAGATCGGCAATATAAACTGCTACTTCTTCAATAGTATTGAGTTGACCTCTGTCAGCATATAAGAAATGACCTTCATAATCAATAACAGTACCATTTTCGTCTTTTACTTCCTCAAACTCAAGTCCCATCTCTTTAGCATGTTCCCAAGACCATTTCATCTCAGTTACAATAAAAACAGGTAATATACCCATCTTTTGTGCATTGACTGCTGCTTCTATTAAGGCAGTTGTTTTGCCCGTATCACTATGTCCACGCAAGAGAGTGATATGTCCGGTAGGAATACCGGGAAGGGAAGTAATGTCTTGAAAAGCTTTAGATAAAGGAATCCATCCTTGCTCTTTAAACTTCACAGAAGCATTAGAGAAGCCTTTTTTCTTCTTAAAATTACCTAAATTAAACGACTTACGTACTGCAGCGGCTGCTTTTTCTTGAGTTTCTTTTTTCTTTGCCATTATTCACTAAATAAGTCATCAAATTTACTAACTGTGTCTTGGTTATTAGCTGTAGCTGTTTCCAGGGTAAAGTCAGTCTTTTGAGGACTTGTGCTTTCTGGCATAATCTCAGATCCTGCTGCAGGAGTATTTTCTTCAGCTGAGCCTGGGTTTAGGTAGTTTTGAAGTTGTTTCTTAATAAAGTCATAATCATATTCATTATGTACTTCTACAGGATTAGGTTGTTCTTTCAACCACTTATCAACTAAGTCGTTATTATCAGAAAGAGGAGTTTGTTTAGGTTTGATTCTTACGGTAGTTTCAGGGTAAGGATTTCCTGGTCTCTGTTCTACTACCATATCCCATCCGTTAATTACATCTGTGAAGTCTCCTACATCTTCATCTTCTGCTAAAGCAAGTAAAGCTTTATAGATAGTAATACCAAATCCCCATAGTCTAACTCCCTTATCTTCTTCTCCTCTTACAACTACAGGAGCAAAAATACGAGTTTTAGGGTTAAGTTTACCTGAAAGAGACCAGTTATCTTTATCGTTGGTCTTTCTTAGTTCTTTTACGAACTCCTCGATTGGGTCTTGCTTACCAAAGTTTGATAAAGCTACCATCGGGTATTTTCCTACTCCGTAGTGGAACTTTAATTCCTTAAACGGAAATGCAGGATCATAGGCAGACGGTACGATACGAATCGTCTGTTTACCTTCTTGAGGCTTCCAAAAAATAGTAGAGTAATCTGTTTTTTCTTTTTGCTGACCGTTATTATTTAACGTATCTAGCTTTGCTTTAATAGCATTTAAATCCATATAACTAATTTTAAAATGTAACGTTTATTTATTAATATAAGAAGAATATTTTAATTCTCCAACTCTATAATTTTATAAAGTTTTGTATTAATTCTTTTGAGTTCGTGACCTTTAGTCAGAAGAATACAGTTTCTATAATCTGGCCAGTTTATTCTATAGGATGTATCTAATACTCCCCCATTTAATTCCTTTATGAGTGTATTAAGTGCATTTATTGTATACAGTGTATTAGATTCTTTTTTACGATGAACTAATATAGTATTATCTAAAAAAGAACCTATATTACCAAAATCTACATTATAAGTACATATATACTCTTCCTGACTTTTAGAATAAAGGACAAAAATTTTATTATATATGATCTTATACTTCTCTTTAACTTCAGTTAAAACTCCTTCAAGAGTTTCTTCTGAGGCGAAAGTACAAAATAATTTATTACTCATATCTTCGTTTAAATGTATAGGGTCGATATCGTAATCGAACTCCTTTAAAACAGCCTCCTGCGTCATATATAAATATCTTTCATGTTTATAAACAAAGATCTTTTGAGTATTTAAATTTTACTGGGTATTTTGTGCCTTCCTCTAGGATCTTTTTAATATCTTCTAATGTTTCTTTACCATCCTCTTTACTAAAGTCAAATAAAAATGCATCGTAAGTATATAAAACTACGTTAGTCTTTTTATTCTGTAAATACCTTAGAACATTCTTTAATATAAGAATATTTCTTGAAGTCTCTAACGATTGCATGATATAATTCATTAATTTTTGAGGATTCATGTCTTTTAAGTTGTTCGTAAAAGGTTTTCCACTAATTGGTGCTGAGACTTCTCCGTCCTCCTCGTATCGTTCCCATAAGCTTTTGATATAATCATCAATTCTTGTAAAGATTTCAAGGTGAGCCCACTTTTCGGGTATTTTTCCATAAATTGCATGAAAGTTAATTTGTTTTGCTTGTTGATATTCGTCTTCATTTATATCAGACTTATTGAAATACTGTCTTGCAAGTTGTTTATGGGCAGATTCGTCAGTCAACGCATAATTAATCTCATCGCAAAGTAAACGAAGGTGATAACCGTCAAAATCAAACTCAACAAAGTAGTCGTTTTGAGGTTTGAAACACTTTCGATGTTCTTGAGATTTTGGTATTGCAGCGAAATTAACGCTATTAAAAGCATTAGTAGGTCTGGATGTAACATTGTATAAGTTGTATGAAGTTAGTACTATATTATCGACTGTGTTATACAGAGGATTTCTTGGATTAAACATTTTATTAAAAGCTTCGTAATGAATTCCTAAACCTGACTGTTCTAATAAGAAAAAAACGTTAGTTGCAGTTTTGTTATAAAAGTCAAAACTAGAAGGAATTTTATAATCAATAATTTCTTTAATTTGATTGTAAACTTTATCACAAGACTCATAAAGTTTTGAAATAGGTATTAATTGGTTTATATTAGGTATATCTTTATATTTGTTGTAGAAATAATTAAGGGTATTAATTTCCTTACTGTAATCAAGTCTATCATATTTCACCATAGAGTAGAGTAACGATAGATCTATGGCAGACTGTAAGTTAAAGTGATAGAGAAGTTCTTTCTTATTCCTTGTATATAGTTTACCAGTATTAAGAAGGATACGGTAGACACGCTCTTTATCAACATTGAATCCTTCGTCATGTCTGATTGGGATTATGTATCCATGCTTAGACTTTATTGGTCTAATGTAAACAGCAACAGTTGAAGTAAGTTTAGGATGGTAAAAATCGTTAGACGAAATAACATCAACATACAGACCTACTTTTGCTAATCGCTGTAAACTTTCAAGTTTGCTTTCTTGCTCTACTATATAAAACACTTATATAACCTTTTTTAATAATATAAGAATATATTTTAGATTACCAAACTTTAAAGTGCATTTCTTCTTCGTCGGTTTCTGCTTACACTTCCAGTATTTTGAATAGGATTTCTCTGCCCACGTCTTTTACTGTACCTTCCTGTTTGCTGTGTTTGTCTTTTATACTCATTATACCTATCCTGTACCGTGTTACGTATAGTAGTAGGTTCATCAGGATCTTTGCCAGTTTTGTCCCTATATACTTTTTTCTGCTCTTTCCAAATATTCTGGATTATTGATCTTAAATTTGGTCTTCTTCTATCTCTAGCAGAGAGTAAAGTAAGAGCAAGTCGAGCTTCAGAAGGCTTAAGTTTAAGTAGATTATAGTTTAAAGTAGGATCAGGGATTTGTTCGCTCTTAGACTTCTTAGCAGCGGTGATAGTATATAAAACTGTTTTACCGTAAAACTTTTTATTATCCCTAGTCCAATTAGTATATAATTGTCTTTCATTTACCCGCAATCTCATACGAGTATTTACTTTAGATTCGTTACCCCATTCTGCAGCTTCTTCGGGTGTAAATTCATAAGGTACTCCTTTATCATCTTTCCACTTAGTTTTATTTAAAAGACTACTAAATAGTAGTACTGCTTTTTCTTCGTCTCTTTCTTGGTCTAATCTTCTTTTTTTCTTTTTATTTCTGGCTTTTGTGCTTATTTCAATTATATTTTGAGCCCATTTTCCCTCGTTAATAGTCATGTCATTAATAATTTCGAGAAATGCATTTTTACGCTCCTGCTTCTTTTGGTCTTCCTCTAGCTGTCTTAATCTGTTTTCTTGTTCATTTAACAAATTTTCTTGTTCGGCAGTTACTTGATCTTGGGAAGCAATAATGTCTTCTATGGAGGCTGAAACATTGCC